TTGCTCATAATTTCTTTCGGGCCTTCTGCTGCGCGAGCAGCTCGTCGCGGCGCTTCCGGCATTCCTCGATGGTTCCCTCGAGGCGCTCGATCACGTCGACGCCGTTCGACCGGCATCGGAAATAGACGAGGCCGTTCGTTACCTGGAGGTTATGGTTCGGGTTGTAGGGCCTGGGGTTCTTGCGCTCCTTGCCCCATCTCGTTTTTGAAGGGCAGGAGGCCAGCCAGGCGGCGCGGGCCCTGGTTATACCTACCCGGGCGGCCCAGGCGTAATCGTCCTCGGTCAAAGGTTCCACGACGCCGCGAGCTTGCGTCCCTCCTGTTTGATCTCGTTCGTCGAATGGGGGCCGAACAGGTAAACGGCGTCGACGCCCTGGGTAAGTATCTCGCGAACGCTCCAGGCCTCCTCGTCATTTGCGGCGACGACCCCGGTCGTCTCGACGTAGACGGTTCGGACGCGCCAGCCCTTCGTATGTAGGAAGTCCCGGCATACGGAGAGCTCATTAGGGTATCTCCAATCCGATACGACGACCGTCTCGACCGGCTTATCGAAGCTGTCGCAGCAATATGTCGCCCATTGGGCCAGGTGCGCCGCGAATACGTCGCGGTTCAAGGATCGGGCGAACCGGCCGGCGGCGACAAGAAAGTCGCGGTGAGTCGTCTTAAATTCGTCGTTATGGAAATCACCGGGCAGCCCCAGGTCGGCCAAGAACAGGTTGGCGGCGTGCTTTAGCGCGTCGGCAAAGTTGATATGAGCCGAGGGGCGTTTGCTCCATTCGAGGATGCCGTTCGCCAGGGTGCCCTTGCCGGCCCTGGCATATCCCGAAATTAAGACGAGGGTCGGGGCGCTCATCTTCAGAACGGAGGGTTATCGGTCGGAAGGTCGGGCGCCGGGGCCGGGGCCGGACGGCTTCCGCGAGGGAACGTAAGCTTGTATTTATACTGCGGCCGGCCTTCCCATTCGCCGTCGGGCGTAACCTCGACGGAGATATCGGTCGGGATTCCGACGGCGGGCTTAAGGTATACCTGGAGGTCGGCGGGGCTTGCGTTCGGCGCGATCTCCTTCGCGAAGGTGCCGGATATGCGGCCGACCAGGGTCGCAAGGGAGCCGGGGTATTTCGTTCCGTACCCTTTCGTCCGTAGGCAGTTGCCGGCGTCGTCGACAAAGAAAAGCCGAACCGAACAGGTACCGTCGCCCCAATCCTTTATCTTATCGAGCTTCGGGGCCGTGAGCTTGAGCCGGTAAACGCCGGACGTGCTGATATACTTTAGGGGAGGGAGGTTATTCTGGTGTTCCATATGTGTTTAGGCGAAGGTTATGGTCTGGACGGCGCCGGGCGCTGCGCCGACGTCGAGCACCTGGGGCTCGTCGGCGTATCCGGGCCAAACGTCGAGGGTTCGACAGGCCTCGTATTTCTTAACGGCCTCCTCGAAATCCGCGATGGCCCAGGCCGAGAGGTTAGGGCCGACGGAATATACGGCGGTCGCCCAGGGCGCTTGTTTCTCGACGGCGAGGAAAAGGAAAGGGGGCGGGGTCGGCGCGCCGACGTGCCGGGCGTAAACGGTTCGGTACCAATAAGCTTGCAGGGCGTATCGGTACGATCGGACGGAGGTAAGGAACCCCTTGGGGCTGGCGTCCTCGGTCGTCTTTAGGTCGACGAGTACGATATCGCCGGCGGCGTTTTCGGCTACCAGGTCGATAGCGGCCTTAATCGGCGTCCCGCAGTAGTCGGCGGCCAGGTGCTGCTCGGTCGCGACGACCTTTAGGCCCAGGGCGTCGAGCCGGGCGCGGGCGGCGTGCGCCATATCGGCGACCAGGGCGGCCTCCTCGGAGGTAAGGACGTCCTTACCGGCGTTCTCGGCGACGAAGGTGGCCCATTCGGCCTTTCCGGCCGACGTCCTTCGATCGCAGTCCGGGGCGACGGCGTACGCGGCGTCGAACGCGTCGGGCCCTTCGAGGGCGAGCTTGTGCGCCGCGGAGCCGATGCGGAGGGCCTTCGTCGGCTCCTGGTCGCGGGCGAGGTAGGCCTGGTAATGAAGGCCGGATTTTAGGAGCTCCTTCGCGCCGGAGAAATTAAGGGCGGCGTGGGCGTCGTATGCTTTTCGGTCGGTTAGTTTCATATGCGTTTAGGGGAAAGGGGAGGAGATCAAGGAAGGGCGAGAAGGCACCCCGGCGGCCTCGCGGCTTGGCCGATCTCCAAAGGGTCAAAGGTCGTCGTCGGTATGCTCGACGATGCGTACGGCTTCAATCGTCAATTTCTGCGCCTCGTCGAGAAGGGGCTCGATGCGGTCGAGGTCGTGCCGGATTGCGGCCGCCGTGGCCGAGAGGGATTTAAGGCGCTCGAGGAGGCCCAGGAAGTTAAAGGCCTGGTGGGGCTGCTCGAGCTGAAGAACGCGAATTTCGGCGACGCAGCTTTGCAGGGCCGGCCCCATATGCCGGGCCTCGGTATCCGACATCGGGCATATGTCCTCGACCTTGCGAAGCTGGCGAAGGATGCGCTCGATATGATTATTCAACAGGTCGCGGTTAGGGTTGCCGGTGCTCATCTTATGAGGGTAATTAGGCCGTCCGAATCTCGGAGGTAAAAGCGTACGTCGCATCGCCTGGGGTCGAGGCCATCGCGGCCGTTCCGGCGCCAACGTTCGAGGCGCTGTATAAAGTCGGCGTGCCGGCGCTCGGTGAATTCGACCAGGGCGTCGCGACCGTCGAGCCATACGACGAGGGCGTAATGCCGGCCGAGGTCGGCGCATCGTTTCTGGACGGCCTTCGGGACATTATCGGCCATCGCCCAGGGCGTCGGCCCAACGTTGGATTGCCTCGCGGATAACGGCCTTCGTTACGGCGTTCGTCTCGACCTCCTGGAGATCGGCCAGAATGCGCCGCATACGATCGCCATCGGCTCGGAGGCGGGCGACCTCGATGCGGGCAGCGGCGAGGGCGTTCTGGTCGGCGAGCTTTTCGAGCGCTTGCCGGACGATATCGTTAGGGTCGGGGTTCATACGCGAGGGCGGGTAATGGCGTTAACGAAAGAGGCCTTATTGCCGAGCACGAGCTCGACCTTATCAGAGGGGAGGTCGGCCAGGGCGCCGGCTTCGCCGATCCAGCGCTTCTCGACGCAGTAGGCGAGGGCCTTCGGGAGCTGCTCGGCCGTAAGGAAATCAAACCAGGCGCCGGCGGCCTTGTCTTTCTGGCGGGCCGGGCCTCGGCTCGCGCTCGCGCCGTCGTCGTCGAGGTCGGTAGATATGCCCAGGGCCGACGATAGGCCGATGCGCCGGCCGTAAGTTACTGCGGAGGATATCTGCTGCGGCGTTAGGCCGGCGGCCTTGAATCGGATTACCCCGAACGCAAAGACGTGGCCGGACGCGTGGATAACGTTCGTCTCGACGCCGACGGATTCGGCCTCGGGCGATGGGACGAGGGGCTGCGACAGGGCGAGGTCGTGCTTCGCCAGGATAGGACGAACCGAATCCAGCAGCGCGTCGAGGGTAACGTACCTCGTTCGGAATTGCGGGTTTACCTTCGTTCCGGCCACGTTGGACAGGGAGCAAAGGGCGGCGACAAGGGCCGCGTGCGGGGTGGTGTGTGTTTCGTTTTTAGGCATAGGGAAATGCGCGGATTAATTCTCGTCGTCGCCTTCGGTTCGGACGCCGACCGGCAGCCGGCCGTCGGCCCAGGCGCGGATCGTCTCGGGCTTAAGTCGCGAATACATACGGCCCTCGATAACCAGGGTATAACGCGGAAGGCCGTTACGCATCGAGGCCTTGTTAAGCCGGGCGACCTTATCGTCGGGGAGAATAATATACTGCGAGTCGGGGACGACGCGGTAATCGGAGGGAGGCGGGGTCGTGTCTTTTTTCATTAGAGGAAAGGTTCAGTTGATCGCGCCGCGTACGGCGGCGTCGAGGATTAGCAGGGCGTCGGCGGTCTTTAACGTGATGCCATCGACGTTCGGGTATAGCTCCTGGGCGCGGCCCTTTAATACGTTCTTCCATTCGGTCGTCGTGCGGTCGCCCTTCGTGCCGACCGGGTGGGCCTTCATCCAGGTTTGAGGCCGGACGCGATGCAGCTTGAAGCCGCAGGCGATGGACGCGCCCAGGACGACGCCGTGATTATTGCCGAGCTTGAACGCGGCGCTCGAGGGTATGAGCTTGCCGGCGAATGGCGGGGGCTCCTCAAGGTACATCGCGACGTCCTTCGCCTTCGTCGAAAGGTGCGAAAGGAGCTCGATCACGTCGACCAGGGTCGGCGGCATCGCGGCGCATTCGGTCGCCTCACTATCAGTCCAGGCAAAGCCGCCGGAGGCGCCAGGGTCGCAAGCGATATAAAGCATAAGGTATGGCAAAGGATTACCGGGGGAGGCCGGGGTTCAAGTGGCAAAGGTTTGACACGCGGAACGCGTAACCATTCGGGCGCCAGGCGAGGCGCTTCGCGCCGGCAAAGCCGACGTTCCATACGAGGGCGAGGTTCGCCGGGGTCGGCTCCTTGCCGGCGGCGACGATGCGGTCGCGGCAGACGCGGAGGAATGCTGCGGCGACCATATCCTGCGCCGTATGATCGCGCCAGGAGGTTCGAGGGTAGGTCGTACGGCCCTCGGCTCGGAGGCGGGCGTTCCCTTCGGCCCAGGCCGCCGGCCCGAGCTGATACAGGCCTAGACTCCGGCCGCCGTCGCCGACCTGGTGCCGGGCGCCGCCCTCGACCTGGCCAATCGCGTATAGAATTTCGCCGTCCGTCCGGGCCTCGGCGGTGCAGCCGAGCAGCCAAAGGGCGACGACGGTTATCCGGGTAGTCATACCGGGCGGGGGACGGTGTTGCCCTGGGCGTTCGTGCCGCAGGGGAAGGAATAGGAGTACGCGACCCCGACGAAGCCGCCGGCGGCGACGAAGGCCTGGAGGTATTCGACGTCCAGGTCGGCGGCCTTGAGCGCTTGCCGGCATCGGCTTACGAGCTTCTCGGCGGCCGGTAGGGCGGCCTTCGCCGAGACGATATCGCCGGACGTGATCGCGGCGTTAAGGTCGTAAAGGTCGACGAGCATATCGCGAACGGCGTCGACGTCGCGGAAGCGACCAATCTCCTGGGGCTTACTCATTAGGGCGGCCCTCCAGGGGCTTGGCGTCTGGCACGATGGCCCCGCCGGTAATGATCGCCGTATGAAGCTGCTCCAGGCCGTCCTCGAGCTCGGCGACGCGTCGGCGCTCGTGCTCCAGGGTCGCGTAAAGGCGCTCGAGCCGGTCGTGATCTTCTTCGGCGAGACGTTGCATCGCCCGGACGGCGGTATGGAGCCGGCAGCAAAGGCCCCAGGGGTTCAGCCACCAGAAGGGCGGCAGGGTGTCGGCGGTGTATTCTTTCATCATGGGTCTACCAATTTGGCTTTTCATAGATTTCAAAGTCTGTCCCGTCATCTGTGAACAAGGACAACAGGTTGACGTTCAGTTCTATTTTCCAAAGATTGATGTCATCGCTGGCTTTGAAGCCGACGTGGTTAATTTTACCCTTTTCCCATACTCCGTATTTTACGAAGCCAAGGGCCTTCCAAAACTTATTTGAGTCTAAATCTGTGCGGCAGCGCAAAGTAAATCCAGCGCGGTTGAAAGTCTCGCAAAACTGACGACAGACATCAAGAAGGGCCGTTCCATAATGGAGCCGGCGGGCGTCATTCCTTACGGCTATTTGTTGAATCTTTGCATACTTCATCACTCCCTTACCAGGAGTGATAAGCACATATCCGACCGCATCGTTGTTTGCCTCGCAAATGAACACGACGAAGTTTCGCTCTCCACCAAAAACGTATTTATCCCAGATTGTCTTTTGAATGAAACCAACGGCGTTTGAGTTTTCCTTCTGAAGTTTGTCAATGAGTAGGGTGTCAGTAGGAAGTCCCGTCCTTACTGAAATGTTTTTCAACTTATCGTCGTAGAGTATCGACGAAATGCCGGTCGAGCAGTCAAACTTCCCGAGGTTCACGACGCGCCTCCCTTCTTGCCGACGTAGGGGCCGCGGGCCTTGAGGTTCTTCCATGTCCAGCCGAGCGTCGCGACGTAGCGGCGCAGGGTGGTCACGGTCATGTCCATCGCGAGGGCGGCGTCGGCCTGCGTCTTGCCGGCGTTGTTCAACGCCTTAAGCT